TCTGGGTCTAAAGTTTTGAGGCCAGCTTTGTACCGGGTTTTCCACTCGTCTCTGGCGGCTTCATCGTTTTCGTAATACGATACAAGCTCTGCGCCTTTTGCCGATAATTCCCGTGCGTCGATTTCTTCTGCGAGATTTGCGTCGAAACCGCTGTCGCTTTCTTCGATTACGTCAAGCTCTGGGTCACCGATTAGCACATCACCATCTGGAAGGGTCTCGACCATCAGGTCATCTGCGGGTGCGCCTTCGGCAAACGGGATTACATTTGGATCAGCCATAGAGAGTTATCCTTTGCGGTTCTTGATAATCGTCCTCGTCGGGGTCTTCTGTGTGACCAAGGAACCAGCCCTTACGCAGTCTTAGCCACGCTTGGGTGCAAGTGTCAACGATATCATCATTTGGGTGAGCGGGGAAGGCGGCACATATTGAGATCAAATCTTCGGCCCATTTGCGCTTGGGATAGAATATTCTGCCGTCTTCCAGCAGGGCAGATGCGGCGTGTGCGCGTGCTTCCTTGTCACGGTCTGGGCTGTACGCCAGCACTGGCACCCCTGCCATTCTAAGGTCTTGCAGGAGGCTCTGCCCTGACGCCTTCTTCTCTATCAAAACTGCGTCTGGCTCCCAGTCATCGTATGCCTCCTGTGCCAGCTTGCGTAGCTCTGGGTAGTTAACTTTGTCGTACCACGCCTCTAGCACGATAGCGCAGTCGTATCCTTGATACTTGAACACGCCCCAAGTGGTACGGGCGCTGAAGCTAGAGCTTTCCTTTGTTTCAAAAGCTGTGTCCCACGATTGGATTACATATTCGATATTTTCGGGGAGGTCTTCTTTTTCCCACGGCACCCACCAGCTTGACTTGAGGATACCACCGCCCTTGGGGCTTGGCCGCTGCTGTAGCTGCCCTGCGGCTGCGTAGGAGCCAAGACTGCGCTCTAGGGTGGTCAGGGTCTTCTCGTCCATCCTATCGGGCCAGAGAAGCTCCCCCTCTTCTGTGCGGGGGTCTGTGAAGCCAAGACTTGATCTGTTGGGCGTAGGGTGGCCGATCTCATATCTGGCAGGCAGGCACAGGTGATCCCACTCATTGCCTAGCTCATTGGCGAGAATGTGGCCTGTTAGGTCTTGCTCATGCAGCCTTTGCATGATGATGACAAACGCGCCCGTCTGTGGGTCGTTAAGGCGCGTCTGCATGGACTGATCCCACCAGTCCAGCACACCTTCCCTGACGGCGCTGCTGTCGGCCTCCACGCTATTGTGGGGGTCATCGATACAGATGATGTCACCACCATCACCAGTTAGCGCACCACCAACACTGGTCGCGATTCTGAAGCCCGTCAAGTCGTTCTCAAAACGCTGCTTCTGGTTTTGATCATCTGTCAACTTAAACTTGTCACCGAAGTGCGCCTTGTACCACGGGCTGTCGATTAGCCTTCGGCACTTAACGCTATCCCTGATCGACAGAGAGGCTGCATAGGACGCATAGAGGAACTTTTTGGATGGTTGTGTAACCCAAGTCCACGCAGGCAACGCCACGGCCACGCTGATTGATTTCATATGTCGAGGCGGCACGTTGATGATCAAGCGCTTGATGTCGCCTTCGGCCACGGCTTGGAGGTGATCACTGATGGCATCGATGTGCCAGTTGTTTTTGAAATCGACGCCCGGTTCAATCGTCGGCCAAGCGGCTTTCGTAAACTCCCTCAATGATCGTCGGTACTTTTCGGCCCTGACTTGCTCCAATGTGAGGCTGCTCAAAAGCTGCTTCAAGTGCGCTGAGTTCATTCATCCCGATCCTTGTAAGGTCTAGCGTAATTATTTTCTCGTCTTTCACGTTCATGTCTTTGACATCTTTCCAGCCTGCACGATTTTTCAGATAGAATATGATGGCTGTGTTGTCACGCTCAACGGTAGCATTTTCAAAGAGAGCGTTGGTCACGGCGTCGATCCCCATTGCCTCGCCCCTTTTTATGGCGTCCGAAAATTCCGAATTTTCTGCCTGATGAAGCATGAAGGTAGAGACTGAAATACCTAGCATTCCAGCGCACTGTTCTTTTGTCAGTCCCTTCGCCATAAGGCTTTGCGTCTGTTGCAGCACATCTTCTGTGATTTTAAACTTCGGCCTGCCGACTGGTTTTTTCTTGGTTGTTTTTTTCGCCATGATGCGGCCCTCCTTTAATTTTCATATAATGCAAAGTTAAATTAAAAAAAAGGGCTGTCGTTCTTGTGATAAAAAAACCCCCACCTCGGCAAAGGTAAGGGTTTATAGTTTAACGAAAGGATCGTTATGTTTACTTGAATTTTGTAGCTGTAACTACAAAAGTTCTATTTAACAAAATATAAGAGCGACCTAACCCCTAATTTTTATTTGTTTTATCATGCATTGATTCTGTGTCAATCAAAAACATTTGTGCCAACTCCCATTAATTGCGATTGATTAAAGGGAGAGCATTGCGATGGCGACAATTGCGACAATAACTGTGAAGGCAACGCCTGCGATAATTTCTTTGCCCCATCCGTCAGGCTTTGTGTTGTGTATGCTGACGTGGCCTCGCATATTGATTGCGATCCACTGCCCTGACGTTGCTGATTGCTCTCCTGCCTGCGTATGAACCCAGAGGTGTGGGCTTCCTGCACGTTTGGAGCATTCTGGCTTTAGCCACTCTGGCATATCTTGGCTCCACTCGTAGCCTCTGAATTGCCAAGATTTAACGATCATAATTTATCCTCTCGTTCATCGAAGTGGTGAGCCAGTCTGCGTAGCTCTGTTGCGGTTCCTTTGGTGATGACGCCTGTGAATAGTGGGCGTCGATCCTTTGCGTGTACGGCCTCTCCTGCGATTACTTTGTAGGTCGTGTCGGTCAGTTCAAAGGTCAGGTGATCCACTTTGAACTGCTCTCGTTTAATTGCCTGTCTGGTCATGTCCAAGTGTCCTGATTGATTTGTGGCATTGGTGTGCCGATCAGCTTTTCTCGCACCCGATAAAATCGTTTGATTTCTGATTTTGATAGGCCGCTATATTTCCATCCGCTGTTGGTATGCTCATGATCCATTTCATAATTATCAAGAACATCGCTAACCGTTCTGATTTCAGCGTCTGTTAATTTTACAGTTTTCATTGTTGCTATCCTAAAGGTTGGCGTCATATTCTGTCCTGACGTTTTGGTATGCCTTTCTCAGCATTCCTCTGGCCTCTTCAAGCATTGTGAGTGCGTCATTGAGGTCTGGGAAGTCATCGGGCGTTATTTTGCACGACAACATATGTGAGATTGTCAGGTCAAGTTTTGATAGAATTTGACCCAACTCTTCGATGCGTTCTAGGCTCATAGCGTGAACCTTGATACATTATGCGCCCAGAGGTTGAAGCTGCATTTGGATTGCTCTGGGCTTCCCCACACTTCTGCCTTTGCGATTTTGCCTACGCGATGCAGCTTTGCCAGATTGTTATTGATATCTTTATTTGTTGTGGTTGCATGTTCTGGGTTGTCTTCACGGTATGCTGCAATCACTTCGGACGTGATGAGATATGTGTCTGCTGCTTTCAGCACTGCCTTTAGGTCTTCCGCTATTTGTTGCGGCGTTTGTTTTTGCCGCTCAATAATTTCGGTAAGGACGCCATGTTCTGGCTTCTCTGGGTTTTCTTCTGGCAGACTTTCTTTTAGCTTTACGCAACCGACTGCGCGGAACGGTATTGCTTGCGCCTTGTCTGGATGGTTTGGTACTACGTCCATTAGCACTTGATCTCCTACAGATAGTTGTAGGAACCGTGCGAGATTGTTGGTGATGAAGGCATTTTGGCCTTCCGCATCTACAGCGAAAGCTGAATAGTGTTGGGTTATGTTTGTGATTAACCCATGAATTTTTTGAATTTCCATTTTTTTTTCCTGTTGATTAATTTGACGAGGGGGCAGTTTTTACCGCCCCCTTTCGCATTACATTTCGTTGTAGAGTTTTTGCAGCTTATCGAATGCGTAGACTGCTTCTTCGCGGTTTTTCACAAATGGAAGAATTTCTTCGATTGCGAGTTCACGAATTTCTGCTTTGGTTTTGCCTTTGCAGAGTTCTTTGACGCTTGGCTTCATTTTTTACCTCCTTTCTTTTTTGACTGTGACTTACAGATAGAGATTTATTTTATATGTTCAAGTTTTTTCTTTATTGTATGTAAAGTTTATTTCAGTTTCTTTTCAGATAAGAAAACCATCCTGTTACAATTATTTTTCTTTGTGTTGGTGATGAAATTCCTCTGTGTGTAAATGTCCAATCGGCAGGCCATATAACAGTCAGTCCTTTTTTTGGTTTTACTTTTAGCTTTTGATGAAACCATTCTGTTTCTCCACGATCACTCACATCATTAAGATACGTCATAAATACCAAATGCCTGTCACGGACATTATCAGCCGCTCCATTTCTTTCGGTGTGCCATGAGTGAAAGCCTTGTTTTGGCTCGTATCGTTGAATATTTGTTGCTGTTGTAATTGTAAATTTGTCGTATGAGGCGCAAAATTTGTACTCTTCCAAATAACAATCCAAGCACTTTTGAAGCTCATTCATATAACCATCGAACAGAATGGGATAATTGTCCAAAAACAAATCATTACTTTCTTTGACTTTTTTATTAACAATAAATTCTTTGCTGCCACACTTTCCTTCTTGCGAATTATGTTTTTCTGAAATTGCTAGCTTTTCAATTTCATCACAAAGATTAAGATCAATAAGATATCCTCGTAAGAAATCTGCACCTTTCAATTCTGTTTTCATTTCACTTTCCCCCTTAGTGGTTTTCGATTTATTTTGTCTGCTTTATCCCAAAATTTATTCCTATTTTTATAAAACATTGGCATAGGATCATCTCTAAATACCATGCCAGCGCCATAATTTAATATTGATTCTGAAAAGTCTTCTTTGCTTATGAGGTGATGTCTGATTTCTACTTTTCTTTCAGTCATTGGGTGCATCATTACCATTGGCGTCAATGGTGGCACTCTGAATGTTACTTCATCTTTTTTTGGACAGACGATATAATTCATTTCAAGCGCCGATTGATTTTTAAACTCTAATATTCCCGGCAGCAAAGTAAAATGCTCAAAGAAATCCCTTTGGCTCCAGATAGGTTGAGTGTAAGTAAAATATATCATTTCCCGCATTTTTATGACCCAAACTGAAGTTAGTTTTATGTTGTGTCTTTTGTTTTGCGAGAAGCCTTGAAACTGTTCACAGGCATGTTGTTCAGAACCAAAGTCTTTGTTTGAAAATCTCCATTCATATTCATTGCCTTCAATTGAAGTGACTTTTACTTCAAGCTCCCCCCAAAGTGGAACTACAATTCCTTTGCTGTGATATTCTGAGAATGCTCTGCAATTTTTTATTGTTGGGCCTTGTGGACACATTTTTGGTGTGTTTTTCCACCAATCAGGAATGTGGTTTTTGCCTTCAGATATTTTGGCATGGTTATACGCATATGTTGAATATGTGTAGCAGTCCATTATCAGAGGCTCTTTATTTTTTTTAAACAATTTTATCATTATTTCCCTCAACAATTTTTTCTATTAATTCCTCCAGTGCTTCTGTTGCTGCTGGATTAAAGATGGTTCGCATTGCGGCTTGATTGATGCGCCGAATTTCTTGGCGCAACTCTATTAGCGTATCTAAATCATCTTGGTTCATTTAATCCTCCTTATATTCTTTGAGACAGATGTCGGCAGCGTTTTTTTTATCGTCCATTGCTTCAATAACTTTTACCCAAGCCTCTGAACACATATCATGACTGCCACCCATGCGTTTTAAAAAGCAGACGTGCTTCATGTCGCGTAGAGTTTGCTCCTCTACCATCAGAGTGATTTCGACATACTTTGTCACTTCATCCTCCTCCTGAGTTCGTCTGAATATGTCATGCCTTGGTCGGCATAGAAGTTTTCTTTTTCGGGGTTCCAGCCTTTCATGGCTTCCCGCGCATTGCGGCAGTCTTGGATAATGAAGACGAGGGCGTGGTAGTCCACGCTCTTGGCGTGGGCTTCCCATTTTGCGAAGTCTTGTGCGGTTGCGCCTGACATTACGCTGCTTCCTTTCTGAAGGATTTGAACAAATCTTTGGCGGCATCTTGCCAAGATTTTTTGGTTGTTGGGCTTTCGCCTTTGACGTGATGCCAAGTGGCTGTATCGCGTGTTGTGCCACAAGCCATTGTGGTCGTTTTGAAGATGCGACCAATGTATGTGTATTGGTCTTCGCCGTATGACTTCCAGAGGATGTCGGCCCATGAATATTCTCCAGAGCCGTGGACACGACAGATAATGTCGAACCCATTCTTGTTGTATTTCATTCTGCGTATGGACATTATTTTGCCTCCCATGAACTAGCACCACCACAATTCTCATTTTTTTTAAACAAGCCTTTGTTGCCAGAATGATAAAAAGCTCTAACGATTTTATCGCCTTTCATCATGACAACGTGTTCGCAACGTCCACCCCATCCATCGCTATCAGTCCAGCGTTTTAGGATTTCCCATCCTTTATCTTCAGCATCAGCAAGGACGCTGTCCATGCCTGCCAAGTCTTTTGCGGCTTTGCGCTCTGGGCCACCGTTAAGTTCCCAAACAAGATAGGCCAATTCTTCGCGGTCATATTCACTGAGTTTTGTCATTTTTTTCTTCCTCTCTCTCTTACACACTACAGATAGATACTTTTAAAGATATATCAAGGGCCATCGATAAATTATTTATTTTATTTTTTGCTTATTTATTGCAGAGCAGTAAATGCAGTAAATCAGACTGACCTAAGTACCTTGTTTATATATATAATATTATTATTATTATTATTATATATATATATAGTGTATTACTGCCCCCTACCCCCTGCCCCCCACCTATGTATGAGGGGAGTGGAGGGTGAAGAGTATAGACGCCCCCCAAGGTGCTGCAAAAATGCAATAAATACACAAAATACATAACACGTTGAAATCATTGACAAATACCCCAATGTTTAATGATGCAATAAATCATGCAATTAATCATCGCGGCATTTGTCGAGGGCTTTCTCAGCCAACATCGCATAGAACTGCACTCCCTCGCTAACATTCGCGACATCTCTGATCTCCTCCAGTGCGTTCTTCATTATCAAATTCTGCTCGTAGATTTTTTTCCACTGCTCTCGCTCAAACATTATGCCCCCCCCTATTGTATGCTTGGTGCAAACCAAGCCATCGTCGGACGGCCCCGCTTGCCCTCGTTTAAGTTTCGGCACTCTATGCCCCTATCGTTTGCCAGCGCGTCTAGAACGTCTCCACGCTTACGTCTGTCCATGTTTGCAAATGCCCCCACGCTGCGCGTAATCTGGCTCTCTGTGATGCCAGCCAGCCCCGCTGTTTCGATCTTGGTAAAGACTGCCTTGCAGCAGGCATCGAAAGGGCCATCGGCCATATTGGCTTTGAACATCTTGATGGTCTCAGTCGCGTAATGCTCGACATAATCTATCGACCACTGCATTGCATCCAGCCCGATACTTTCCTGCCCCATTGACCGCGCAATAATCAGTGACAGGCGCATGGCGATCTCTCTGGATCGATTGTACATAGCCTCCAGCCCAGTGCCTGCCTCTGCCTTGATGGCGTCCACCAGCCGCTCCTCGTAGCGCCGTAGGATCGCCTTGGCCTCTGGTGTGAATGCCACCTCCATTGGTGAGGGCGGCACATCGTGCGTGGAGCCGGGGTCTAACGTCCCGTTAACTGCGTGGGCGTGATCAGTGGCCCAAGACTTCAGCCGCTCTGAAATTGTGGACGTTGTGATTTCCTGCGATAGTTGCACGCCAATATCGGTCTTTACGATCAGGAAGCGGTTCAGCAGACCAGACGCCACATCGCCCCCACCAATGGCCTTCATAAATTCTGACGGCGTGGACATCCCTACCAGCGTCAGGGATGGACGCCTGATCACCTTCTCCAACTTTTCGGCCTCGCTGGCCTTCATAGTGTTTGTGGCGTAACCCTGCTGCCGCATGACGCCGTCTGTACGTCCGAAGGCTTCCATAATAGATGTTAGGGCGTCAGCCTTGTGCTGCATTCCCGTAGCCGCTGCTGACTTGAGCATACGGCCCATCTCGTCAATCACGCTGACGTGAACTGGCTTCTTGGTCAGGGTGGACATCACGCCTGCACCACTAGTGTATCCTGCTGGCCCGATCAGTTCATCTAGCC